GCTTTGGGGTAGATAAAGAAAGTGGACGATTATTTCAGACATTTTTCTTTGATGCAAAATAGAAAATTAAAAATAATGCCTTATAATTGTTATAAATAACTACAAATGTTTTCAACACTGCACAGGATAGAAAGATGCCAGCTATAGTAAGACAAACAATGGGTAGGAGTTTAGCGAGAAGTCTCCTTACTGATATCCAGACATCTTCCAATGAATATTATATCGGTATTGGTAAGTCTGACCTCTTCAATCAAGAAGATACGGTTATATCCCCTATCGACTCTCCATTTGAAGAAAGAGAGTTTCGTCACAACCTACAATCAATCAAGAAAGTAGAAGGGTCTACATTCGTAGCGAAAAGAGTAAACTGGTCTTCCGGTACTACTTACGCCGGATGGGACGATTCAGTCGACCCAGAGAACACCACACCTTGGTACGTATTGAACGATGCAAAGGAAGTGTACATCTGCTTAGACCACGCTAAGAACCTAGACGGGTCACCTAAACCATCTATGGTAGAACCTAACTATGGTCTGCTTAATGTGCCTTACGAACAACACTTTACTACGGTAGACGGGTATACATGGAAATTCCTATATTCTCTACGACCAGAGACCATCTTCCAGTTCCTATCGTCTAATCACATTCCTGTCCAAGAAGCAGAACCAAGTCTTCCTACGGGAGACCCTATCGAAGACCTACAGACTACTGTTAAACTTGGTGCAGTTGGTGGACAGGTTATCAGTGCATCTGTAGAGAACGGTGGTTCGGGTTATACCGTAGCTCCTACGTTGACCGTAATCGGAAATGGTGTGGGTGCAACAGCTGTTGCTCATGTATCCGAAGGTGTGGTAACTAGAATTGAAATGACCAACTATGGTTCAGGGTATTCCTCCGCATCATTTGAAGTTGGTGGTGGTGGTGGATACGACTGCGAACTTCGTGCTATCGTTACCAGCGCAACTGGTATTGGTTTCGACCCTATAGAAGATTTGAAAACAAATTCAGTTCTTATGAACATCAAACCAGATGGTGTTGTAGATGATACCTTTATTGTGGAGAACACTTTCCGTCAGATGGGTGTAGTAAAGAACCCACTAGCTCCGGACACTTCACCTTTCGTAGCAACCTCTGCTAAAGTACTACCGACAATTACCCTTGTCAACTCTTCTCCTTTCGAGTCGGGTAAGACGATAACAGGCGCAATCTCTGGTGCAGTTGCACACGTGGATGAGTCTGCTGGTTCTGTAGTACATTACCACCAAAATGAATCTACTGGATTCCAAGCATTTCAAGTGGGCGAATCTGTATCCCAAGCAGGTGTTGCGGTATCTGGAGAAATTGAATCTCTGTCATCAGTAAATGGTATAAATCGATTCTCAGGAGATGTAATATATATTGAGAACCGAGCAAGAATACGACGTGACGCAGAACAACAAGAAGACATCAAGATAGTAATCACCGTTTAGGATTAATCATGGCAGATTTTACAAATAAAACGTTCGAAGAAACATACAGAGATTTCTGGAAAGAAGAAGATGGTTATCATCGAGTATTGTTTAACTCTGGACGAGCACTACAGGCACGTGAACTAATTGAGTCTCAGACAATCATCCAAGAAGAGATTGCACGATTCGGCCGTAACATCTTCAAAGAAGGTGCTCTGGTAAACCCAGGCGGCGCTACTGTAGATAACAGATTAGAATACATTCGTCTAGATGCTGTTAGCATCCTCTCCCCAGACCTACTAGGTAAAACCCTAACTAACGGCACTCTTGTTGATAAGGGTATTGAGGTAAAGGTAGTAGAGGTAGTAGAGGCGACAGCAACCGACCCAGCAACTCTTTATGTCCAATACATGGACACCTCGGTAGTAACTGACAATACAGTTGCTCCTCGTATTTCTGCTCTAGACACTCTAGTCGCACTAGACGGAACGGTGTCATCTAGTATCACTGTTGCCGCAGACGGTGCAATTCCGGCAACTGGCCGTGGAACTAAAGCATACTTTGCTGCTGGTGACTTCTTTGTTCAGGGACACTTCGTCTATATGGAAGGTGGTAGTTCTTTCATCGACAAGTATAGTGCCCTACCAACAGTTGATGTAGGTTTCCGAATTGTACAGACCATCATCACTGAAGGTGAAGACGATAGTCTATATGACAACCAAGGTGAAGTTCCTAATGCAACAGCTCCTGGCGCTCACAGATACCAAATTAAATTAACTCCAACCACGCGTGAACAAGTTGAAGAAGAAGAGAACTTCGTATTCATTGCACGTGTTGTCGATGGAGTTATCACTCGCGAAGTGTCTACGTTCGATGCCTACAATAGAATCAACGATCTACTCGCACAAAGAACTAAAGAAGAGTCTGGTGACTACGTAGTAGAACAGTTCAAAGCAATCTTTGAAGAACTCGATGACACCAACTTAAATCTAGACGTAACCGAAGGTATTGCTTACGTAGACGGTTATCGACTAGAAATCGGCACCACGGATATAACGGTACCAAAAGCAAGAGACACTATTGATAAAACTAATGAGAATGTTGAAGCTAGATTTGGTAACTATGTGTACATCGATGCAGATAACTGTCAAGGTATCGGTCGTCTAGATGTGTTCGGTTATGTACGTATAAAAAATGTAACGAACGATATCATTGGTTATGCAAATATCCGAGCAATTGAACAGGATGCTACAGGATATCGTGCCTACCTATTCAACATATTAATGAACGGTATATTCGATCAAACCGGCCGAATAGGTACCGAAAACTTCTCGGATGCAGTTGAACTGGACGACCCTTTGTCAGGAGACGTGTTGCCACTTATCAACAGTAATCTTTATGCTACTGCGGACAACAACCTACTCTTCCCTCTACCTAGTAAAAGTCCGACTAAGGATGCAATCACTGCTAACTATACCATACAGGTATATCATGAAGTAACTGCAAACTCTAGTGGTGAAATCACTATAGCAGGTACTGAATATTCTAGTTGGGTAATCGCTGAAGACGCTGGGCCTATTCTTCCTATAACTACGACTAACGGCACTTACACCGGATTAACTGCTGGTGGAAATTATAAAATCTTATCATTCGAAGAAGTGACCTCTGCACCACGTAAGAAAACCATAACTGCTGCGACAGTGACGCAAGATATACCGACAGTAGACTGGGAGAGACGACCTATTACTCTAGATGTTGCGGACGCAATAGAAATTCAATCCGTTCAACATAAACTTTTAGCTACAGACGATTGGGAAGATATCACTTACCAGTTTACATTAGATGGTGGTCAACGAGACAACTTCTATGATAATGCGCAAGTACTTATCAAGCCTGGGTATAATATACCTTCTGGCGGAGAATCTCAGGTCAAAGTTGAGTTTACTTACTACGTACATGAGAACATCGGACAATACTTTGCTGCAAACTCATATGACTTAGATGACTATGATGAAATTCCTAGTCATACTACAGTTACAGGTGAAGTGATTTCTCTACGTGACGTACTAGACTTCCGACCAGTCAGGAAACCCACTTCTAGTTACACTAACGAATTCGACATTTTCCCATTACCCCAGAATTCTTCGGCAATTACTATCAACAATATGTCGTACTACTTGCCTCGTATCGACATACTTGTTGCTAATGCTATAGACAGTCGAGGGGACATTGGGTTTGGTGAGTTACAAGTTGTCCAAGGCGAACCAGCTGAAAGTCCACGTGAACCAGAAGTACCTACAGGTTCTCTTGCGTTGTATAAGTTCAAGTTGAATCCATACACTTTTGGAGTCACCGATCTTTCAAGCACATATATTCCAAACAAACGATTTACGATGAAAGACATCTCCAAACTATCGGAGAGAGTAGAAGATCTATACGAATTGACCACACTAAGTCTTTTGGAAACTAATACCAATACATTAAATGTATTAGATGATAATGGTCTTTCCAGAACTAAGTCGGGATTCATCGCAGACAACTTTACTAACTTTGATTTCTCGGATATCGATAATCAGGACTACCGAGCTTCCATCGACCCCAATGGTCGGTTGAAACCGTCTTTCCGTGAATCTTCGGTTCGAATGGTATATAGCACAAACAACACAACTTCTATCACTAAGAAGGGTGACCTAGTAACTCTACCATATACCGATGTTTCGTTGGTGTCTCAGTTGTTAGCAACTAGCACGATGAATGTCAATCCCTTTGCTGTTATTACGCAAACAGGTCATATGAACCTATCCCCGTCATCGGATGAATGGGTAGAGACTCGTGACCTACCACCTATCATGCAAACTACTATTCGTAGATTTGACGAAACTCGCATGGAAGATTTCGATACTAGACCAGCTTTGCGCTCGGGTAGATTGAGTAACAATGCCAGTAACAGTGGTTTGTTTACCACAATACCTAGAGACGTGTCTTTCCGAACAGCATCACGAAGCATTCAAGAATTCATCGGTGAACAAGTAGCAAACGTAGAAATTGTTCCGTTCATGCGTTCTCGTAGAATCAACTTTACTGTTAAAGGACTACGACCTAATACTAAAATGTTCGCATTCTTTGGTGGGGTTGATGTCACTGCATGGGTACGACAAGAAGTAACCGCAACTAATTTCTCTGATGATACTCAAGAGTTTGGTAGCCAATATGCAAATGCAACTGGATACCCTGCTGTTCTTGGTGGATCAACTACTTTAGAAACAGATTCTAAGGGTGAGATAATCGGTACGTTCTTCCTACCGAACACTTCTGCCATAAACTTCCGTACGGGTACACAGGAATTTAAACTATTAGACGTAAGTGTTGATGATGAAACTGAAGCACTTTGTTCTACTCGTGCATCTTACACCTCTACAGGTAAAATTGAAAACGTACAGAGAACTGTACGTAGTACTCGTTTGGTAGGTAGACGTGCTGGTCGAAGAGACCCACTTGCACAGACTTTCTTTGTAGACCAGATAGAAAATCCAAATGGTATGTTTTTGACCAAGGCACGTATCTTCGTTGAGACTGTCGACCAAAACATTCCACTACAGGTACAGATTCGTTCAGTAGAGAATGGTATTCCTACAAACATTATTCTGCCTGGCGCAGTTAAGTTTATCGACCCTGCTGATATTACCGTTGCGACAAACCCAGAAACAATCGAAGATGTCCAAGCAGCTGCAACAATAGTTGAGTTTGATGAACCAATTTACTTGACAAGTGGTGAAGAATATGCGATAATCCTACTTGCAGAGTCGGTAGAGTATAACGTTTATATTGCCGAGACTTATAAGAATGTATTTGGTTCAAGAGAGGATACAGTATCTAAACAACCTACTCTAGGTTCACTATTCCTATCACAGAACGGATTTACTTGGACACCCGATCAAACTAAAGACCTCATGTTCGAATTAGACCGTGCAGACTTCAGTGCTTCCGGAACACTTCTTCTTGATAACGCACCTTTACCGAAGGTCACTCTAGGGACAGACCCTTTCGAAACTACTTCTGGTTCTTCTCTGGTTACTGTTAGCCATGAAGGTCACGGGTTCACTTCTGGTGATACCGTGTCTATATCGGACGTGACCAATGGTACAGGCGGGTTACTCACATCTGACCTAGAAGGTCTATTCCAAGTTATAAATCCAACTTGGGAAGGGTACACTATAGACGTAACAACATTAGCGTCCGGTAGTTCTGTAGGTGGTGGTAATGACGTGACTGCATCTCAACAAGTTATGTTTGACCAGTTCGTTCCATTAATACAGACGCTTACCCCGAACACAACAACCGTTGTTGCCCAAGGAAGTACTACAGAAGGTTCATCATACGGAAGTGGTCGTTCTTCTGGAACTCCAAGTAACCTGTACAACAGTACAGGAAACCAATTAGTTTTCTTGAATGATATTAATATCAACACCACCCCGAAGGTTGTATCGACAGAAGACAATGCAGGGACATCTCCTAACTTGTCACTTTCTATCACTTTGGCTACCCAAGACTCTAAGGTCTCTCCGATTGTTGACCTACAAAGGACTTCGGTTCTTACTCTTGAGAATGTTATCGGACTCGATGATTCTGCACAACATATAACTACACCTACAGTGGTTGACGAATCCTCGGTGGGTCTGAAGATTATATTTGCAGCGAACCGACCTTCAACATCAGAGTTTGACGTTTATATTAGAACTGCAGCTGATGAAGATAGTTTGAATCAGGTTGATTCTGAAGGTGACTCTGTAATTGATTGGGTATTAGTACCTACGGATAAAATAATCCCTTCTGACGAAGACCCTGAAGTGTTCCGCGATTACGAGTATACAGTTGACGCTGACTTGTTCTCGGTATTCCAAGTGAAGATTGAGATGAAGTCTACCAACTCAAGTAAGTCTCCTATCATTAGAGACCTTCGAGTGATTGCTCTGGTGGTATAATGGACAGACATCAACGAGTCAGTGGACATAGTAATTTAGTGAGGGATAGACGAACTGGTGCTATCCTAAATACCAATAGAAACGAAATAGAAAGAGCAAGAAAACTAAAAATAGTAACGCAACAAAAAGAAGCCCATATCATCAATCTAACTAGCGAAGTTGACGCTCTAAGAACTGATATGAATCAAATAAAAGAATTGCTTTTTCGTTTAGTAGAGGATAAAGATGAGCACAGGTAACATACAATTAGTCAATCTTGCGGATAATGTCAATGCGGCATTCGATAAGATTAATGAAAACTTCGAGTTGGTAGCAACAGGAGCTTTTGGTGGTGGCCTCGATTCTGCGAATATCACCAATGTGGTTAACCAAGAATTTTTAAGTCAATTCACTCTAACCACTGATGTTGACCTAACTGATGTTGAAGCAGGTATTGCAGCGAATGCAGCCTCACTGTTGACATTACAAGCAAGCATCACTCAGAATGATAGTGGTATCAGTGTCCTCGCTGCCCAACAACAGGCTACTCAAGCACAACTTGAGGGCATCACTCTTGATGGTATCGATTCTGACCTTCTTGCCAGCGCTATTGCAAATGCAAACACCACTTTAATCTCACGCATCGATGCAACAGATAGTAGTGTCAGTGTATTTGCCGCGAACATCGACAGCGTAAATGCAAGTTTACTTCTTCTAGATTCTGCGACCAATGACCGAATCGATGTAAATACAAATGCAATAAGCACTCTATCTGCATCTGTGACCGCAAACAGCAATGGTTTATCCGCAGTGGTTGCTGATGTGACACAATTAGATTTAGACCTTACTCAATTTATTTCTGATGGTATCACTCTTACTCCAGAACAAGTTACGGAAGCAATCGGTGGTGCATTAGACGATATGACTATTCGGTTGGATGCCGATAGTGATAAACTCAGTCTCGAAGCTCAAAAGATTACGGATTTAAATACATCCCTTTCTGCACTAGACAGTTCAACAGGCGCATTGATTACAGCAGAATCAAACGCTCGGGCAACTCTGTCTTCACGTGTCGATTACAACTCTGATGGGATTACTTCTATAAGCGGAGACCTCGTAGAACTAGAGACAAGGGTTGGTAATGATATCGCAACCGCAAGTCAATCACTACAAACCCAGATAGACGGATTAGGTGGAACAACCGCAACATGGAATCTTGACTTAGTTGCTGGTACAGAGTCTAACCCACACATCGCTGGTATCAAGTTTGGTAATGACGGTGCAACCGCAGAGTTCGCGTTGACCGCAGATACCTTCCGTATTGTAAACGCATCTAATACCGAGATTCAACCATTCACTGTATCTGGTAACGAAGTTCAGTTGTCAAATGCGACAGTTACGGGACAACTAGATATAGGTACAGGCCTTACAGGTTCTCGTATGGAAATGACAAATGATGTTATTAACATATTCGAAGGGTCTAATCTAAGAGTTAAACTAGGAAGATTGAGTTAATATATG